GGCTGAGCGTGAACACCAGCTTGTTTGAGTCCGAGAGGCCGGAGCCTGCATCAAGGCCCAGCGTTATCAGCAGCAGGGCGCTGTCGAAATCCGCCAGGTCAATATCGGTGATCTGGCCGGTAGCGCTTACGACCACGGGGTCGAGCAGCGAAACGGCTTTAAGTTTGTTGTAAAGGTCCTTCATGGTAATGCTCCTTTTAAAAGTTTTTAGTAATGGGCTAGCTAAATCATAGCCGCCAGTCCACAATTCCGATTACGCGGAAATTTTCAGGGCTTTAATGGCCTCGTAATTCACGACCGCGCCGCCCACGCGCTTGGTGGTGTAAAAATGCACGTACGGCTTGTTTGTGAAAGGATCGCGCAGCACGCGCACGCCCGTGCGGTCTACGATCAGATAGCCGCGCTTGAAATTGCCGAAAAACAGCGGATAGGCGCTGGCTCCGATGTCGGCAACGTTGTCGTCGATCTCGACGGGCTTGCCGAGCAGCATATCAGCCGCGCCAGCCTCAAGGCCGGGCCGCCAGATATAGTTGCCGTCGCCATCCTTAAGCTTGCGGATTGCGGCGAGCGTGAGGTCGTTGGTGAGCCAGGCAGCGCCGTTGCGGTATACGCTTTTCAGGGCATGCTGCAGGTCGATGAGAGCATCAGGGTCGTTCAGCAGGGTTGCGTGACCGCTGGTGACGTAACCGATTTTGCCCCAGGCATAGGAGCTGTTTGCAACCATGGTATAGGCTGCAACGCCCTTGGGGGCAGAGACGCCAGTTCCGGTGATGAAGGCAGCGCCTTCGCTCTCGTTAAACTCAATGGCGATTTCACCGGCCAGCCAAGCCGCGACATCAAGAAACGCATCATCCAGGGCACCCTGGGTAATGGCCGGATTTGCGTAAATCTCCTTTGTCGGGATCTCGATTTCGGCCAGGCTTGGGGTGTCTGTCTCGGTGCGGCTGCCTTTTTCGCCCACCCAGCCGGAGCTGGAGCCGCCCTTGTTCACGAGATTTTTATACGCTGCGCCGCCGATGGTGATTACGGTCGCCAGCCGACGCATGGCCGACACGGTGGCGGCAACGCGGTCGATATTGCGGTCGATTTCCTCGGGCACGAGAAAGCCGCCGTCCGTATCGACGGAGGTGGACACGCTGGCCTTGAGTTCCAGCTCGCGCAGGCCAGCGTCAGTGCCCTTGCGCACCCATTTGTCAAAGGCCGCCTTGTGCTGCGCCTTGAAAGCGTCAAGCTCCGACTGCCCGCCGCCATTGCCGCCACGGCCCATGGCAGTTTCGATTTTCTCAAGCTGCGCTTTCATGGCCGCAATCTGAGAAATATCAGCATTGATTTTTTCGACCTTCTCCACCATATCTGCCGGGGCATAGCCCTTAGCCTCAATGGCCTTTATGCGCTTGTCGTTTTCGCCTTTGAACTCTTCAAAGGTCCGCCCGAGCGCTTCGATAAGTTTTTTAAGTTCGTCCATTTTTTTAGCTCCTTGAAAAAATTGAAATTGTGTTTTTCAGTGCATCCGCCACTGCCATTGTGTCGGTGTCCATTTCCTCTTGTGTGCGGTATCCCGCCGCGACACGCTGCGCGAATGATTTACTTGCGCCTGTATCCCGCAGGGCGCGTTCAATTTCACGCGATGATAGGTCACGTCCTCCGTCTTTATGTCTAGCCCCAAAATCATTTGGCGCCTTTGAATACATGCTTAAATCAAACTGAGCCTTTACCGCTTTCCCGCTTTCAATGATCGCATCGATAAAACCCTTATCTTTAGCCTCTTTTGCCGTGAACCAGGTTTCATCTTTCATCATTTGCTTGACTTCTCGCTTGCCGATGGATGTCTCAGCGGCGTAAATATCAATCATGTTGCCGCTCATTTTTTCCAGAAGGTCCGCGCAGTCCCGTAACTCATATTGATTTCCACATACGCAGCCCCACGGGTCATGGATCATCATCATGCTGTTGCTGTAGGCTTGAACTTCACGGCCAGCCAGTGCGATAATTGACCCTATAGACGCGGCAAGTGATTCGATAATCATGGTCACTTTTGTGTTATGGTTTTTGAATGCGTTGAATATTGCCATGCCGTCGAACACGTCGCCACCGGGAGTGTTCAATCTAACTTTGATTTCTTTTCCCTTGAGGCTTGATATATGCCGCACCAGCTCTGAGGCATCGCTAAACGGCCAGCCTATCACGTCATAAATCATAATCTCTTCAGCATCATCAGAGAGTGCATTAACCTTGTACCAGTCAGGCTTTGCAAGAGGTTTGCCCCAATAGCTGGCCATAGCTTCGGCGTTTTTACTTGTCCTATATTTAAGCTCCATTTTTTTTATCTCCCGTCTGCACTCCGATGTTGTCTTTTGTCGTGCTCGTTCGCGTCCGGTAAACGTCGCCGCCCTCATAGGGGTTCATGTCTTCCAGTTCTCGGCATTCGTTCGGGCTGAAAATCTCCGCGTTCACCATTTTTATATAAAATTCGCCCCGGTCCTGGGCCGTACCGCGCATAAGCGCACCGGCTTGGAATTTGGCATACATATTTTTCTTTTGCGATTCGCTCAGAAGGTCTCTCTTTATTGCCGATTCAAAATTAACAAGGTCCGGCATGAGCGCATAAATTACAAAATTTAAGCTGAACTGTTCGGCGCTGGCATAAGTCGGCGTACTATCACCGGAATGCAGGACCGTAAGCGGCATGGCAAAAAATATGTCAACTATTTCAGATTTTTGAAACTTTCGTGTTTCAAGAAATTGCGCGTCTTGCGGGTCTATGGTGAGCTTTTCAGCCTTCATCCCCTCTTCTAGCAGCATGAGCCTGTGAGCTTTTCCGAGTCCGCTGTATCTTTCGGAAAGACTGTTGCTTAGATTCTCGCTACCCTGGCTTGAAAGTGTACCGGGATGAGTTACAATTATTCCAGGGTGCGTACCCTGCCCGAAAAACCGCGCCCCGTATTCCTGCGTCGCCATTGCCAGGCCGATAGTCTCCCGCATGTAGGAAATGGGAGACAATCCCATATAGCCATTGAGCGATAACCCCCTGAAATGGGCAATCTCAGAACCTGGGATGTTTTTCTGTGTGCCGTCAGGAAAGGTGCATTTGTACGTCAGGCTGTAATCTGGATTCTGCTTGACCTCTTCCACTATGCCAGGTGCAAGCGGGATAAGTTCGCGCACGGGGGCCGAGAGAGAAAGGCCGCGATTTTTCAATGCGAAAAAGTTACCGCGCCAGTTTTTGTGCGCCAGAGCCATTCCCCAAAACTCAGGGGCTGTTTGCCATTCGTTCGGTTGATCATGCAGGATTCTATAAAGCGGGTCATTCGTGGCTTTTGCCTTTGTCATGCCGGACTGCTGATATAGGTGGCAGGGGAGTGACGAAATTGCGCGGGATAGGATGTTTATGCAGGAAAAGACGGTTGATACGCGCATTGCCGTATCATCGGTTATAGCAACGCCGGAAGAAGTGCCAGCTCCTGATGACAAAGCAGCGGCTAGATCTCTACTGGTAAGAATCCGCTCAGAGTTTCCAAAAGCACGAAAGGCGTTTTTAAAACGCTGGATTATGGCCATGCCATCATTATAATGGCATGGTTTTATTAGAGACGAAAACGGAAGCCTATGGAAGGCTATGGCAAGAAAAACACCTTACAAAGCATTTGACGTGTCTTTTTTTATGACCTCTTCTCGCATGAATTTATCAAGCATTGAAATAGATGTTGTCCATCTGCCGTTAAATTTTTTTATTGGAGCGCCGACGCGGATCATCTCATACAGTGTGTCTTTGCCGATGCAGTACACCCTGCATATTGCCGTGATACCGATTACCAAATCTGTTTTATCTGCCATTTATACGCCTTTCTATGCCTTTAAAAAGCCTTAACTCCACCTGTCTCATAAATCGATATGCCGCTGCATCCCTTTACAGCCCTATCAAGGGCCATGATTGACGCAACAACGCCGTCTATCCGCTTCCACGATTTCAGCCGATCAGGCTTTATAGGCTTTATATTCGCATTTGCATCCCGATATACCTCTGTGCATGAGATCATCCACTTCATAACCGGATTGCCGCCATGGGCGAGCTGGGCTCCTAATACCTTACTTTCAAAATCCTTTGACGGGCCGCTCATGTGCATTATGCCCTGGTTGAACTGCACGAGCTTATTCTCAAAACCATCGGCCATCAAATCATTTACTAGCTGTGTGGCATTATACGGATCAAAGGGCAGTTCGCATATTTGATATTTCTCGGCATCTTCCTTGATTTGCTTTTTTACAAACTCATAATCCACGCGGTTGCCTGGAGTTTCAAGAATATAACCTGCCTTTACCCATGATTTAATCAGCGCCCTTATATTTTCGTTTGAAAATCGCACAGCCAAATCATCGGCCGGCATGTAAAAACGATAAATGAATTGATAGCGGGTCTCATCGCCGATTGGAGGGAAGCATAGAACCCACGCTGTTAAATCTGTTGTGGTCGATAGGTCAAAGGCACCATAGCATCGCCGCCCGTAAAGCGCAACGGGATCAACTGAAACATTACACGCCGCCCATGCTTCGTCAAGTATCCATCGAGTATAAACCTCAGTCCATATATTCAATTTTTTTGTTTTAAACTCGTTCTGCTTTGCCGGGCTCTTCTCGGCCTTCCGGCACATATCCCGCATGTCGTCAATAGAGACCGTAATGCCAAGGTTCGGGTTGGCCTGTATCCAGTGCGTTTCATCATTCCATTTTGTTTCGTCGTCCAGCGTGTAGATAATGGCAAAATAGGAGTCATCGTCGAATGATCCGGCAAGAGTGCCAATGGCATAATCCCGCTCTTCATAGCAAGCGCAGTAACGGTCAAACCCCGCCGTTGTGATAATCAGCATAATAGGTTGTTGCCGAGCGCCCATGCCAGAGCGCAGAACGTCATACATCCCGGCATCAGGGTGTGCGTGGTATTCGTCTATTAGCGCCCCGTGGACATTTAATCCATCCTCTGTTTTACTATCTGCGCCAAGGGGAACATATTTGCTGGCCGTACCTTCGATAAAAATTGAATTTTTAAAAATGCCGATATACTTGGATAAATCTTTTGAACTGCGCACCATGCGCGTCGCTTCTGAATGAATAATTACAGCTTGATCTTTTTTCGTGGCTGCGCTGTAAACTTCCGCGCCATGCTCATCGTCGAAGCCCAGCAGATACAGCCCCACCCCGGCAAGCCATGTGCTTTTCCCGTTCTTGCGGGCAACTTCAATGTAGGCTGTTCTGAATCTTCGCGTACCGTCTGGCCGCATCCATCCGAACAGAACCCAGAGAATAAATCTTTGCCATGGCTCCAGATCAAACCGCTTGCCAGCCCACTGCCCCTTTGAGTG